AGGTCCCATCGCGCGCGTCATTACGCTCGCTGACCACAGGGTCCCCATAAACAATGATGGGGTCACGCTCACAAGGAATTGAGGTGAAGGTGAGGCCGCTGTTGTCAGGGAGGCCTGTTGTTGAGCTGAGTGAGCCAAAGGAGCTCTCTACAGCCACGCTTAAACTTCTGTGGGTCACGCTCATAGCGCCTCCAAATAAAGCAGGTCAAAGGGGAAGGTTAAGACCAAGGCCATGACCTCAGAGGTGGGGTCAAGGATTGGCTCTGTGGTTGGCTCGCCAGGGATCAATGAGACAATCCCTGTTGAGGCTAGATTATATTGAGGGCCTTTGAGAGTGACCATGAGCGAGGCTGCGTCCTCAGCTATCATCCTCTCCATGAAGTGGAGCTCCCCAATGTCATATCTGACCCTGAGGTTGACTGTGGCGCGCCTACGTCCGCTGATACCCGCCTCACCATCATCAATGGCGAACGTCTCAAGCCTGAGCTCGAAGAAGCGGGTGGTGTGCTGATGGGCCTCAAGCGGCCCCACGCGCCCTGAGCTGTTGATGCTCACAAAGCCATGATGTGAGTCAGTCTTGGGGAGGGTGGCCTCAATCTGGCCCTCTAGATAGTCGAGCGCTGAATAGATACCTTGGCTCATTTGCTCCCCCTCTTGATCTTCTTGGTGATCTCAGCTTGTACCGCTGAGACTAGCACATTGACATCTCTGGGAGATAGACCAAGGAACTCACGCTCAGCGTTCACCCTGTAGCCATAGCCCCTGACCTCCTGAGTGAGGCCAATGATAAAGAAGCTATCTGTGGCTTGAAGGACCATGAGGTTATTGAGAAGCGCCCCACTCAGGGTGAGGTCAACCAAGGCGCTCGATCCCACGAAGTGTTGACGGCTCTCACTCTTGTATTCCCTATAACCACCCTCATAATAGACTGAGCGCCCTGAGCGTGACACGCGCCCACCCTTAGGCTTCAACCTAGCCCCCTTGTAGGGAACATAGATGGGGTTTGTTGAGTATGGGGTGAATGGCCGCCCATTGGCATCAACCCCCCGGGTGGTCCTCAGCTTGATAGCCGCTAAGGTATTCTGCGCCAAGCGCGCGCTATCCTTAGCAGTCCACAGCGAGGTGGGGAGGTTGAGCCTGACCTTGGCGGTCATGTTAGTGCCTCATCCCACGCGTGGGTGTGAAAGTGGCATCATAGGCTGTCTTGCTGTAGGAGCTCCATGAGGCTCTGAGGTCGCGAGCGCTGCCACCCTTCTTGGCTACATCTAGCTCATTGTCATCCACCACGTTGTCACCATCACGGTCTAAGGCTAATGACCTGAGGCTGATGTCCATGAGCTCCTGACAGCGCTGTCTCATGAGGTTAGCGTTATCAAGCTGATTGACCATCTCGTATACCCGCGCCGCTGTACAGTAGGCGTGAGCGTTGAGGAATGAGCCAGCGTTGAACACCTCATCCTCTGTGACCTCAGGCTCATCCTTGAGGTGATCCCTGACCACTAAGACCACCTCAGCCAAGGCCGCCTCAATCTGAGTCTCAAATGAGCTCTGACGGCGTGGGAGCATGTCAGCCAATTGAGGGAATTGACCCACCAGCTCATCATGGCTCAGCCCTGTATCAAATGGGCGAGGTGTGACTTTTAAAAGCCCCTTCTCAAGCTTGGCTTGAGTCTGCTGTCCCATGTCAAGCGTGTAGCTCACTTGAATTGGGTAATAGCCTGAGGTGTTGGTGATGGTTGAGGGAATGGTCCCATAGTGCATCCCAAAGACGAGCTCAGCCGTCTCACTCATGTCTACCTCACGCGGGAGAGGCTCAGCGAGGATGGCCGTAGTGCCCACCATCCTCACCACAGTCACGCTGTAGATGCTGTCGCCATCAGTCACCAAGTAGGCCTTGAGCTGATCAGCTTGGAGCGCTGTGGCTTGGCTGTTGACTGTGAGCGTTCGCCTATCGTTGGCGATGGCTGATACTGTGGCATTGGCGCGGGTCTGTGTGAGCGTGACAGGTGAGGAGCTCCCCACAGTCATCACAGCTGAGCCGCTTAGAGGACCAGGAGCCACCCATTCATAAACCCTTGTTTGACCTGTGACTGTCTTAATCATCTAGCGCCTCCTGCGTTTGCTTTGGCTATATCCTGAGCCGTGGCCTTCTGAAGCCCCGCCGCTTCCATGAAGGTGTCTGTGATGGGTGACCAGCTGTGTCTGCAATTATACCCACCGCCGCTGATTTTAACAGGCATGCCCTGCCCATTGTTTAGCTTCCTCATCTGCTTCTCATCTACCACCTTATTGATAAGAGGACGGCAAAAGGAGCGGGTGACGCCATCGCGCGGGCCTGTGTAGAGGTAGAGGTCGAGGTCATACGCCTCAGCCGCCTTGGCTGTGACTGTGCGCCCATAGTTGTTGAGCTGAGTCCTAGCCTGTGTGAGCTGTGTCCCTGTGCTCTGCTCAAGGCGCTGATTAAGAGCGTCAATGGCTTGGCTCATGGGAACATTTACAGTCATCCCTTGGAGAGCGCTCCTCACAGCTGTGAGGGTGTCTGGTAGGATGACATCTTGAAAGACCTGATCAGCGGTTGCAATCTGCAAGGCTTCAAGGTCAGGAACGTCAGAGGGGCTAGCCCCTGAGATAATCACTTGCAGGGTGTCAATAGCCACCTCTGTGATAGCGTCTTGAGCTGCCATAAAATCATCGACCGCCAACCCCATGCCGCTCCTGAGTATGAAGTCAAGGAGCTGATCCCTTGGTAGAGCTAGGAGCTGGTCAGCTGATGTGAGCTCAACGGCGGTCTGTAGGTTGGCCACCGTCTCACGCTGAGCCCGCTTCAAGTCTCGCTTGAATTGAGCCTCAGCTTTGATCAGAGCTTCAAGGCTCTTGATCTTAGCTTTGATGATCTGCCCATATGGCCCCTCTAAATCACGGAGCTGAGCCTTCAGGTCATCAAGCGCCTTTTGATCAGCGCTAGGACCTTCAGCCAATGCTACATGAGAGCGACCACATGAGCAGACCACGCCACCCTCTTAGAGGCAGTCCGTGAGGACGAAGCCAAGATCGCCGTCAACGACCTTGAAGAGGTGAGACATGTCAGCCCAGACGTTGCGCGCGGTGAGGTCAAGCTTGTCATACTGACCCGCCTTCATCGCCTCGAACTCAAGGTTGACAGCGGCCACAGGCATCATGCGGACGCCGTTGCGGCTCTGGATGCTGTCTGAGCCGTGGAGGATACCCATGAAGATGCTGTCACCTGTCCAGATGTAGCCCTCAGAGCTAGCCGCGCCAGGGACTGCATTGTCTTGGCGAGCCGCGCCAACGTGGATGTTGGGGATGCCAAGGAGGTCACGAAGGGTGTTGATGACCTGCTCATCAGAGAGGAGGAGTGAGCCACCACCAGCGACACCACTTGGAGAGGTGCCGACCTGGAAGTAACCACGGAGCTCCCCTGAGCGAGCGAGGGAGCGGAACACCTCACGACCCAAGACGAGCGTGTCAGCGTTGAGGCCGTGAGCGTTCTCAAACACGGTGTCCTTGAGCTGATGGAGATAGCTCAGAGGCTCAGCGCCCGCCGCGTCAAACTTACCACCGAACTGAGCGGTTGAGGTTGCGGTGTTGAAGTTAGAGCCGTCAAAGAGGACATCTGCAGCGCGCTTCTCTTTTGCGAGCTTCATGACGCGTGCGACCTTCTTGACAATGCGCGCCTCCTCAGAACCTGGGTACTGAGAATCAACGATGTCCTCCATAGCGATGCTGTCCTCAGCGCTATAGATGTCACACTTGTAGGTGAGGCTTGAACGGTCAAAGCCACCGATACGGTTGCGTGAAGCACCAGGAGCGCGCTGAAGGTCAAGCCCTGCACCCGCGCCCATGAAGTTACGGCTGTTCTCAAGGAGGAGGGTGCCTGAGCGCTGTGGAACCTTGATGTTCTCACAGACCTTATCGGCGATGAGCTGCGCGTCTGAAGGGACCGCCTCAGCGACTAGGCTTGATAGGATCTCGTCAACTGGGTGGATATTACGATATGAAGAAGCCATTTAGATCACCTCCTAATTAAGCGAGCGGTGCGAGGCCACGCTGGAAGCAGATGACAATCTGCTCATTAGCTGAGGCGCTGGTCTGGTTGATGTTGGGGAGCGTGAAGCCCACAGGGTAGTGGGTAGACGCGGCGGCCTGCACCTCACCATCAGCAGCGACAGCGAGAACAGTATTTGAGGTGAGGGTGAGGCTGCCATTGGCGATGACACGAGTCTCACCAAAGATGACAACGTCAACCGGGTCACCTGCGTCAGCTGCGCGCTGAGCCACGCCGATGATGGTGTTGGCGGTTGGTACGTCAATACCTGTTTCTATGATCGTAGTACATACGA